AAACACCGCTCCATGTCTTCCTCTCTCCAGATATTATCCGTTGACCATGTTGGGTTAAATTCTCCATTTAGCATATCAATCAACCTCCATTAATGTTCATTGTCGGTCGAGTATCAATTTACATTACCTAATAAGGTAGTCGTATAAATAACATTTAATTCCTTCATTGCAGGATCTACCGTTAAATGAATATAATCATTTCCGCCAAGTTCCTCATAATCTTTAAGTAATGCGTCATACGACATTTTTTCCATATCTGTCCATGACTGACTTGGATTTGCTTCAAGACTTGTGTAATGTTTATAATACTTTATCAACAAATCTCTAAGCCTATTCTTCTCACGTTCTCGTGCACCTTCTTCCATTTTTGCAATACGATCAGATATTTTTTTAATTTCCTTCATTATATTGGACTCTTCATCTCTCACACCACTTATCTTTGTTTCCAAATCACTTTGTATTTGTATACTCTGTGCACGATACATTGGGTATTTTTGAGTTTCGTTCCACGCATCATTGATCTTCTTTTTATATTCTTCTTCCTGTTTTGTTTTTTGTTGTTGTTCTTTTATTTTTGTATCTATATACTTTTTAACTTCTTTATATATAGAGAACAAAAAAATAATAGCGGCTATAAACACAACAATTTTTGATACAGTAATGTCCCCAAATAGAGTTAAAAACGCGTCCATTCCTTTCATAAGCTCACCCCCTTATATATAAAATATCCTTTTATTCCTATATAGGTGAACCTATATTATATACAAAAACCAAACGCAACATAAAATTGGTTAGTTTGGATTTCAGTATATGCTGCACCTGTTTTCTGAACTCTCCAGAACATTGTACTATTTGAATTTGTAAAATAAACTGAAGATCGTAGCCACCATCCACCGGTATCAGTATTATCAACTATATATTTTTCTCGACTATCTTTATCGTCTGAGAAAACATCAGAGTATAATTCTCCCTGGCCCGATAGGTTAGAACTGCCATTAATAAAACCAACTTCATCATAAGACGCCAGCCAACACGAATCTGTTGTAGTTATTAGCTTTTTATTTTGAGAACCATCATCTGATATTTTTAGTACTGGTTTTATTATAGATTTTAACTCATTCGGCATCGCATCAAGTAGCTCTCCGTTCGCAAATTCACGCATTGAGCTATCCTTATATCCGCTAACAGATCCAGTAGACACATTCATACGCTGTAAAATTTGTGGCAAATCCTTACAGAAGAATGTCAAAGTTGCTTTCCCGGAATTATCTGCCAAATTATCATGATTATGCGCAATTATTTCAACATCCGCAACAGTAGACGTACCGTCTGATAGTTCAATTGGAATAATCATACGGCCACCAATTTGATATTTTGCATTAAAATCATCTGTAGCCAATGTACCATTACTTAAGGCGCTAACATCATTGCCAATATTTGTCCAATATGCATTGATTTTATCCCAATTGGGGTTATCAACCGTACCGTATTGGCTACTGTCGCCCAGTTTTCCGAACAAATAACCAGTATACTTGAAGAAAGCATAACATTCAGTTTCCCCAGTTATATTTTCAGGAGCTGGAATCCAACCCTTAAACACATAATCTTCTGGATTACTTACGCCTGTTTTAACTGGAGTTGCCCCAGAATAAGATGTACTACTTCCATATTGAACATTTTCTACTGTATAAATTAATTCATTTCCATTATAGAAATAAACATTATATCTACGAATAGTACTAGTATACTCTGCATGGAATTCACGAACCGCAGTGATTGGCGTTGTAAAGTCACCACCCCAACTAGAAAAATGATAGTCATATTGAGCTGTACTTTCACGAATTGGGTCGGTATAATCTTCAAAATATTGTTTAGGATCCACTACTGTTCCACCATCAATAATCCATTCAGTTAGGTATAACGCATTGTCATTCCAGAATCTTACTGCCCAATATGTATCATACTGTGCATAGATATTTACTGATGATTGCACATTTATAGGAAGGTTATCCCATTTTGAGAATTTATACGTTATATCAGAAGTTCCTGTTTTAGTTGGCGTTTCAATTTTACCAGTTGAGACAGGGTCGATAACTGAATCGCCTTGATATGCACCATATTGATATACAAGATTATCTCCGTTGTAATAATTAATTGTATATTTAATTTTATATATAGGAGTAATCTTGTAATGCTGATGCACATTCTGTGGAAGCGTTGACCATCCAACAAACTCATAAGTATATTCATCTGTAACAATATCTGATGGACGCTCAATTAATCCTGCCGCAATTGGGTCTACTGCATTCGCACCTTCGGCCACACGGGTTACATAGAGCGAGTTACCGTTGCGGTCTAGGAAGTTAATGATGTATGGAGTGCCTGAGTTGTCGTCTACAATAAGATCTGGGAAGTTTTCATAGATATCATTGTAAAGCTTATCGCTAACAGACGAAATCTTTACACGTCCAGTAACTACCGCTTTATCTGTGTTATTTCCAGATGCGTCAAGACCAAGACATGATTTGAATTTTTCAATAGTCTGTTTTAATGCAGCTTCCGACTCTGCCTCCCATGAAACATCAAGTAAACGAATACGATTCAGATTTGGCGCATGTAGCATAATATCTTCAACTGGAATATTAACAGCATCTTCAATACGAAGAGTTGTTAAATTGTCGTAGCCTTCTAGAGTAAATTCTTGGATATATTGCTGATTTGTAATTGTCAAGTTTGTTAAAGTGCCTGGCAAATGTACCTTTTTTAAATATCCAGATTCTGGCAATTCTAATCCAGTAATTCCAGAACCAGTTGCATATATTTCCTGAATATTTGGACAGTTAGATATTTGCAATGACGATGTATAATTCGGGCAATTTCTAATATCTATTTTCTTCAATAATTTATTCGAACCAACTGCAAGCTCTCTTAGGTTTGGATTTGAATATCCGGAAACCCCAGAACCAATAATTAATTCAGTAAGCTTACTTGCTTTACTTACATTTACTGTGCCACAATAAAGCGGAGACAAATCACCAATAGATGACATTTCTGATGCGCCGTATACGGCTGTTTCAGTATCATTAAATGTTTCGCTCGGCGCAATAAATGTGATTGGAGTATTTGCCTTAGCCCTTTGTTGTCTCAAAATACCATTCGCACGATACATTACACCTGCATAAATATCAGAGAACGGAGTAACTGTAATATTTGCATTTGCAGGTACAGCTAGATCTCCAGATGGAGTGTAAATACGTAAACTCATATAATCATCCGCATAATCTGCGCCATACCATTTGCTATCACAATACATTAAACGATTCTTAACGAAATATTTTAAGTGTTCTTCACCAGTACCACGTATTTGATATAGATTTGTTGCGTCATTATCAGAACGCAACATTGAAATATACTTGTAATCGCTATCTTCATTATAAATGCTAATACACCATTTGTCGCTCTGACGTATCACAAAATATTCTATAATTTTATCATAAGATAATTTTCCACTGCTTCTTAATTCTTGATATAATTCTTTGATTTCATTTGGGAATGCTTCTCTAAAATTTGTCCACAAAGTACTAGTGGCACCGTTAAATACATTTGCAGTACCAAGTTTATCCGTATCCTCGCAGAACGGATCAAAGACTAAAACGCCTTCGTTATTAATGCCTAAGATAGTATCGTTGTCGTAGAACCACGGCTGATAATGAACCTTATCCCAGCTAGTCAAAAACATATTCTTGGCCCTTTGGTCAACCATTAGCATTACGAAAGTATATACATAATAAAGTAAGCTAAAACCAAAATCAAAATGTTCAGTAAATTCTTTCTTGAACTTTGCAAGTCTATATTCCGCAGTATCTGTAGTATATGTTTTTCCATCAGTACCGGCATATGTTACACCGAGTGCAGATCCAGTTGCACCGTCCTGCCAAGTTGAAACAACCCAATCATGCATAACTTTAAAAGCGCTTATGTCGTCGTATTCATCTGGATATCTTGCTTCAAAGTCCTCCGTCCAGTTATCTTGGATCTGACCATGGAATAAGCAGGCATCAGATGTGTTGTTTAAAAATTCCCAAGATTCAACAAGAGGATAGTCTTCTGTAAAGCCATATACATTTAAAGAATTTTTATCAAAGTTTGCGTTATATTTTCCTATAAATTCTGGTTCAGAAACACTATCTGCCTTATGGAAAATTAATGCAGGATATCCATAAACAGTTGTCCTTATTTTGTTATTTGTCTCTTGAGGAGGCGACTTTACGTCTCCATAAAGAGTATGCACGTAGTTTGCACTACCAGTGTTATGTGTTGATGTCGATTCTGCGTAATCAGCTTTCCATGTGAATACATTTGATGGTAGTTGGTCTACGGCATGTTGGTGCTCTTGTTTATATTTAATTTTATAGTTTTTACGGATATACCACTGACTTGACGTTCCTTGAACATCGATTTTTCCTGTATCTTCAAAATTCAATTGAGGATACAAAGGATGAGTAAATGTTGTTAATACATTCTTTTTATCACCCTTTGCTTTTGGTAAATCACCCGTAATAACTAAAATAGGCAACATATCCTTCAATTTCGAAAAACTCAAATTTCCATAAATATCATATATATCATTTTCTGCAATTACCGATAATTTTTCGCCAACATCCGTAATATCAGCAATATAATTGTCTCTCGCTTCTGCCTCTGTGAGTGCAGTATTATACGACCTAATTAAATACAAGTCTACAGAACAATACGGAGAGCCGACTGTAATATTTGTAGTAGTTGTTTGCTGCATATTGTCATTTTCTGGATATTGTTTCGCTCCAGACAGCACACCATTCAGATAAACAGACATAAGACGATATTCAGTACGTGGTTCGATAACAAATGCAACATGCACCTTTTCTTCGTCTGTATAATTACAAGAAATTTCAGACTGTTCGCTCATCAATTTTGCGGTATCAGCCGTTACTGTAAAACCAATACCATCACTATAACAACTAATAGCAACCGCATTTCTATTATTAACATCTCTAATTGCGAATTCCATTTCTATTGTGCGGCCTGTCTGTCTTGCGTCGGATTTAAATGGCATAAAATTAATTGTTGCTCTAGAATCTCCAGAACACCTCAATGCGACATCTCCATTTTCATCCTGCACCCATCCTGTTGAATCCCAGTTAAAGTTTTCAAATGTAGTAGCTACATCTCCGCTTGCCCAAACTTCACGATTATTATCTGAGTTAGATCTTCCTGCCGCCTTTAACTGCAACTCCAAATCAGTATCTTTAGTAGAAATGTTTACACTACTTTTAGTTACATTAATTATATGTGACTTACTAATCGCACCATATCTAATTGTAAATGTAACTTCACCCACCGGGTAGTCTCTAACAGACCAAAACTGACGAGTTCTGTCTACCGTTCTTGTAGTAGAAGAATAAACTGTGCCATTCTGTTGTATAATAAGCTCAACCTCGGTCGTCATATTAACTGGATCATAAACAGAGAATCCAATATTAACCAATTCGCCTTGAGTAATTGCAGTCACATCATATGCAGATGAAATCATCGCTGTCGTACCAGTTCCAGACACACACATAATATCAAACAATAAAATATTACTAGTTATTTCGACATCATTAATTATTGCAGTTGCGTAAAGTTTCAACATATGTGATCCATGACTCATTGTTGGGATAGTATATGTCTGTTGCTTCCCTGTTTCAGAAACAATTGTTGTATTGTCCATACCGTCCACCACAAAATGAATTGTTTTTTCAATCGCACCATATGGAATATATCGAACATTAACATCACTTTGATAAATTTGAGAATCATCAAAAGTAGAAGTAATACGCAAGCTAATCGCGTTGACAACATAACTTAAAGATTTTGAGTTGCTATAAATATCGCTACAGGTTATTTTAATTTCATTAGTGCCCTCTCCGACATAATGACCAACATCAATTTCATTTTGACCTGAAACTATTTTAACAGTACCTTTTAAATTCCCGCCTACATAAATATAACAAATACCATCATCTTCTGTTTCTGATGATGCAAAACTAAATTTTAAAATTGCTTTACCATTAACAGCCGTTGTAATAGTCGAAGAGTCTAACAAATTTTTTAGTGTAACAGTGGCGCTACCACCGCCTCCACCACCACCGCTAGGAAGTGTAACGGCAGAATCATCAATAGGAGTCCCATCTTGAGCTAAAAATAACTTACCATCAAGTATCACTAAATCATTTGGCATAGCTGCAACTTTATTCTTTTCAATGGTAGTATAATCGTTTGTAGATAGTCCTTTACCACTAACTTTTTGCACTTTATTTTCATCAACCCATTCTCTCACTGACGAAACAGACTTCTTTAACGCACTTAAAATATCCATTGGAAGCGCCTCCTTTCATTTATTTTGTATATAAAATTAAAACCATGTTTTAATATATTTTCGCATTAATAAAAAGCGGAAGAATTAACCTTCCGCCTCTTCAATAATTTCTTCTTTTGGTGCATTCACTTTTTTACTCATGGCACAAAGCGCATCTACCATATTTGAAACAACATCCATATCAATATCATAATTAATAGTATCCGCACTAGCCTTAATACACATCATGACCCACTCTTTCTTTTCATCGCCAGTACCATTTTCAAACTTTTTCTCTGCCTCTTCAACAAGGCTCATTACTAAATCCAGAAGCTTCTGCCAATTCTTTTCTTTAACTGCAGCCTTACAATATTTTACTAACTGAACGACAAGTGGAATTGCCGTAGCAAGACCAGTTAAAATAGCAACAACAATATCATACCATTCCATACATTACACCTCTTTAACCTAAATTTTCATCATCATTTTCGCACATAGGCTCATCTTCATCTGTAACCCCATCTTCAAACTTGCCATATTTAGATTCCTTAAAAACCTTACTGCACTTAATGCCCATAAGTGCGACTACCTCACTTGTCCAAAACGCATAAAAACAAGTAGTAAGCGTCGAATCTATAGACACTCCAGTAACATATGTAAGCCAAAAACTCGCAACAGTATAAATAATAATAGCAATTACTACCACAACTAACATAACATTCGAAACTTTCCGCTTACTACTTGGATAATACTCAGCATATTTCTGAATAACTTCTTGTTTTGCTTTCTGACGCTCTCCACGTTTTTCAATCCTTTTTAACCTTTTTTGAAACAATTTTTCAAACATAAGTACCACCACTTATTTCAACAATTTTCCCCATGTTTGTGCACCAACAATTCCATCGGCATTAATATTCTTTACTTTTTGAAATTTTATAACTGCATTGTAGGTCCCTGTACCAAAATCTCCGTCTACCCCATAAGATCCACAAGAATACCCATTGCCAATCAATAGTATTTGCAGCGCCCTTACAGAATTATTTTTATTTCCTTTTTTCAGCACATCAAGATTCATAGTACAAGTTCCTCCATTTGTAACAGTTTGCGTCAAATCATATTTGGGTCTCCCATATGACGCTATTCGTTCATAATTTAATTTATATTTCTTTTTACACACTCCACCGCCATTAGCAATAACGCCAAACGCGGTAGAAGTATTGCCTTCAATTGTGTATACGTATGATTTGTCCACATTATACACAAGTCCTGTGTGTACGATTTCTCCAGAACTATTCTTAAAGAAAATTTGGTCACCAATTTTAGGAGAGGTATAGAGCCTGTCAGATTGTTTGTAATATTGCATAGAATAATAACAAGCCGCACCATATGGTCCTGTTTGACAAGTAACCTCTTGTGCCAATTTTGCATTTTGCCCCGCAGCCATATAATGGACCCAGTCAAACCACACGTTACACCAGGCATATCCTTGTTTACTAGCCTGATAATAACCTGCTTTCGCCAAATCTCTTGCGTATTTTGTATAATTTTTATCACCCGCATTGGCAGTTTTAGAATCTAACATAGAATTACTTGCTTTTTCTAAATAACCAACTTCTGCCTCTGCAATTTTTATTACTTGATTAACAGTATAACTCACATTTATCCACTCTCCCCATTAATTACACAACTGATTTAAATTGCCAATCACTCTTGCAAGCCCAACAATATCCACCAGCAGTATATTGTGTTCCTTTACAAACACTAGCAATTCCAGATATATCGACCCCGGTGACACGAGAAGCCTCGGCCATAGTTTTATATTCTGCAATAATTTTTTTAGTCACTTCATCAATTTGAAAAACCGCCTTTGACACAATCGACGCTCTTTTATATTCATATGGCGGCAGTTTCTCTAGCTTTTTATAGGACCATTGGAATCCACCTGATTGTCTTTGCTTTTCTGCACAACATTTTTCTATATGTCCAATCCCCGTTGCTCTCCGTGCCTCGCTCACAGAATTAAAACTTCTAATATATTCACCACTCAAAGCATACTGGTAAACAGCCATACTTGTTTTTTCTTTAGAAGACTTATACCGCCTATAAGCAATTTCTTCATCTGTAATTCCACAAGCCTTCAATCTCACACTGACCCATCCACGATTAATGCCGGTTTCGTCATGAATTTCACCAACAAATTTGCCTTCATGCCATAATTTTAAAATCTCTTCATCAGCATACCTTGGAGACCCTTGTCCTCCAAGAGTCAAGTTATAACCATATTTATTATTAAAACTTTGATAATAGTCAATCCAGAAAATCTCTCTGATGTCAAGTTCTGTATTGTCACATCTTTCAATCTCTTCAAAAACGAAGACTTCTTTCCCGTATTTTCTTATAGCATTATGAAAATAACTATTATAATCTCTAGATGTTTCACGCATAGAATTATTAATATGTTGTCTCCAACGATCCTCTGGTTTTCTCATTGTTTGTCAAATATAAACTTTTCCATTTACGCTATTAGTTATTTTATAAATGCTGCCCATATGTTCAAGTCTTCCTTTCTTAATAAACCATTGTAATCAACAGAGCAGCCCAATGTATTAAGTTATAAATTATTCAGCAGACGTTCCGCAATCAAACACAAATGTTACGGCATCATCAAAATCAACAGCGACATCCGTACCAGTCTTAGTCGCCTTTAGACCCGTACCAGCAGTGATAGACTGCACCGCAGTATCAAGCTTTGCCTTGTCACCATCAGCAAACTTAGCGAGCTCTGTGGCATTAGCGTGACTATGCTTCTTCGCAACCGCGTCAGCCAGATTAGTCTCAGTTTGAGTATAGGTGTCAAGTAGTGCCTTATTAGCGTGCTCATGCGACTTGGCGGCAATTGGATCAGTAACAGCCTTAATCTGTGCAGCTACAGAAGTATCACCAACCTTAGTCTGTAAGGCAGCAATAGCGGCATGTATTGCGGTCACATCGTCTGGGTGATCCTGAATCCACTGTGCGATTTCCTGTAGCGTGTTAAGAGACTCCTTGGCATTCTCAGGAATTAACTGTGCGGCAAGTTCCTCGTTTGCAATAGTACGGACAGACTTGCTCGCATCGCTTCCAATAAGGGTAGTAACTTTATCAAGCTCAGTCTGAAGACCAGTTACGTCAGCAACTGCATGAGTGTGTTTCTTCGCAGCGTAAGTTTCGCTATAGTCAGGAAGATCAGCACGGGTTACAGTAATAATACCATCAGTTTCAGAAACAGCAGATACATACTTGCCGTCAACTGCTGTGTCAGCCTTGTCTAGCTTGTTAATTTCCGCAGTAATCTGAGCAGAGACAGAGCCGCCTTCGCCAATAGATGCTTCTAACGCATCAACACGAGCATCCATCGCTGTGTCAAGCTTATCTGCATACTTCTTCGCACCAGCAATAGTAGCAGAAGCATCAGTGTCGGAAGTACCGCCCTTTAACTCAGTCTTGGCAGCAGTGACAGCAGTACTAATCTGAGTCGCTACAGCAGTATCACCAACAAGAGCGTTTAGAGCAGCGATGTCGTCCTTGTTTGTCTTAATGCCTGCCTTAACGGTAGTATCATCATATGTAGCCGCAGCCTGTGCATCAGAGATCATCTGTACAACAGTCTTATTATCTGCCACAGTACCAACCTTTGCGCTTAGAGCATTCACGCTAGTCTGTGCATCAGTACCAGCCTTCTTAGCTGCAGCAATAGCGTCGTCCTTGGCATTAGCATAACCTTGCGCTTCGGTCTTAGTGGCATAATCGCCAGCAGCCTGCTTCTTACCAAGTTCGGTCTCTACAGACTTAAAGTCATTAATAACGTCGCCTGTCTTAATGCCAGTAATGGCAGCATCATTAGATGTCTTATACTCATTTAGAGCAGTCTGAACCTTTGCAGCCTCGCCCTTAGCTTCATAAGTATCAGCCAGCTTTAGAGCAGCAATAGCATCAGAAATCTGAGTAGCAACAGCCTTGTCACCAACCTTTGTTTCCAGTGCATCAATATCACCCTCTGCAGTAGTAACACGAGTTGTAAGAGCGGTTAGGGCCTCATTAGTAGCAATACCAGCGTCCTTAATAACATTGTTGATAAAAGTGGTTAGAGCAGATTCAGATTTTGCCGCAGAAATAACGTCAGACGCCTTCGCATAGAAGCTCCAACCAAGATCTTTGAAGGTTTTAACACCGTCTTCGCCAATCTTAACCATTACAACTGGCTCGGTCAGACCAGTGCCTGCGGAAGCAGCGACAGTTGCGAACGCAAGTTCGCCCTTTTTGAGAGGTAGAGTAGAACTATTCCAATTTTCCAAGGTATCAACTTTTAGTAAAATTCTAGTGTTTAGAATTTTCTCGGTAGCCATAATTAACAATCTCCTTTAATTATATTTTTATTTCATTCATTTTGTATTATCTAAATTAAGCAGAAGCTCCTCCGTCAAGCACGAGATAATCACCGTCAGTCTGCACAAGCTTATTAATATTCAGACTATTAACTTCCATAGTACCATCAGTGCCAACTGCAACCTTATTCTCTGCAGTAGAACTCATAACAACACCAAGAACAGTACCAGTAGCTACAGAAATATCAACACTCTTATCAGTGATATTAAGAGCAGTACCGCCAACTTTAACAGACTCGATCTTATTAGCCTGAGCACCAACCTCAATACCATCCAGCTTGGTTTCTTTCTCTGTGCTTAGTAGACCAAGAACAGTATCCCTATTAGTAGTAATCCAAGAGCCAAGCTCTTTAACATTAGAAGCATTAATTTCGCCACTAATTTCAACCGTGCCGTCTTCGGACAGCACAAGTTTCCCTAGCTTAGTAGCTTCGTCAGCAGTAATTAGACGAGCGCCCTCAACTTTATCAACTTTATTACCAAGAGCCTCTGTTAAACCACTAACCTTACCCATTGCAATATCAAGCAGGGTTAACTTCTTAGCCTCATCAAGACCAAACTGAGCGGTATCAACACTATCAATCACATTAACCTGCGCACCTTCAGCAATACCTTCCAGTTTAGTAATTAGAGTATCAGAGACAAGAGACTTGCCGTCTTCGACCGCTACCTTACCAGCAAGTGCATCAGACAGGCCGGTAACTTTGCTCATAGCAACGTCTAGTAGGGTCAGTTTTCTAGATTCATCAACCGCGAACTGAGCATCATCAACAGCAGCAATAATGTTCTTTTCTGCGCCGACATCCTCTAGTGCCTTAACGCGTGTGGTTAGCGCAGTGAGGTCTGCAGCTTTTGCATAGTCACCAATCTTAAGAGCATCAACAACTTCCTTAATATAGGCAACAATAGTTGTAGAAGTTGCGCCCTCTGGTAGCGATCCAACAAAAGTTTCAAGAGCATCAATCTCGCCCTGAAGCGCAGTCTTATCTGCACCCTTTAAATAATCCTTCTCAATATTGGATACACGGGTAACTAGCTCTGCACTTGCAGTAGTATCAGACAGAATCCAATCGGCAATTTCCTTTAGAGTATCATATTTCGCATCAATACCGGCCTCGCCCATAATTGCAGTAATAGCATCTGTCTTAGCCTGAGTTGCCTCTTCGGTGATCTTTGTCTCAAGAGCAGTTTTATCAGCGGCCTTTAGATAGTCACCTTCAATAGTTGCTACACGACCAACAAGAGTTGTGTCATCATAGACAGACTCGTTAATCATTTCAACAACAGTCTTACCCTCAGTAACGTTACCAATCTTTTTGTTAATGGCAGTAATGCTAGCAGTGTTGTCTGCGACACCTTTAACTAGGCCACCTTCGGCATTACCAACAGTTGATTCTACTGCGCCAATTCTAGTCTTCAGACCTTCAATTTCGGTAGCCAGACCTTCAACAGTAGTAGCGCTAGGTTCAACCCATGTAAGTTTACCGTCAACCAATAGTGGCTGATAATTAATTTTAGTTACAACTCCCTGATCGTCTTCTCTAGTTAGCTGCAGACCAGCAACACCATATAGACTTACAGTACCGTCTTCAGCTACAGTAATAGTAGATTCATCACCAACAGGAGAAGTACCAACCTTCTTTAGAGTGCCCGCTACATCCTGAATAGCATAAACAGTTGCGATATTATTCTCACTATCAACAACAGTTAAAATCTGTCCAACATATGCAACAGGGTCAGTTTTCGCATAATTCTGAGCCGCCTCTAGGCTTGCCCATACGGAACTATTATCTAGTGGATTAGGATTACCACGTCTGAAATTCAGGGGGAAACCTAGTCCATCAGCAGCAGTGTATTTATCTAAATTATATTTTGCCATAACTCATTTCCCTCCTTATGCTAAAGTAATCTTATGTACTTCGCCAGCATCAATTGCAGCAGGCTCATACACATACACATTGTACGAAACAGCAGTAGCACCATTTACACCCTCTACCTCAACAGCATTCGCAGTCTTTACATAAGAATCCGTTACAGGGGTGTTCATAGCAGAAGTCAGAATAACTTCCTTTAAACCAGCACGAGTAGAAGATGCTGGAATTGCAATAACAATTCTCTTAGCGGTCGCACTACCATTTAGAGTAAAAGTCTTACTACCATTATAAGCACCGCCATTGGTCATTCCACGAATAATCGCAGAAGTTAGAGGTGCATTAGCGGTTGCAGTATCTAGTACACCGTAGAAGAAACTACGATAGCCAGTAACTGCACTAGAAGTGGTAGACTTAGAACCAGCCGCAATCTTACCAGCCTCATATGGGGTCTTCTTATTGGTTACAGGAACCGCACCCTCGGTATGAGTGGCTTTCGCTGTAATCTTATAGTTAGTACCGTCAGCCACAGTAATCTCCGGGAATGTTCCAGAAGCAGATGCAGAAGTATTACCGTCAGTATCAGTAATTTCCCATGTAGTCACCGTAACATTAGTGGCTGGTCCATATGTGTAACTACCCGCATTAAACGTAGCGGAATAAGAAGGAATTACCTTAGAGCCAACTTCATACGCCTTGGCCTGAGAGAAAGTTAGCGCCACTTTAGGCTGAGTAGTAGTTGGATTCTGCTCTTTAACAAACATTGCCTCAAATACTTCCTTAATATTCTTGCCACTAGAAGGAATTGTACCCTGCCCATTGGTCAGTGTAATATAACCAATTTCCTTCGTAACAAGCATATCCTCATCAAAATAGACATTGTCCGCATTGTAGTTACCGTCCATGGCAACCCATTTAGCACCATCATAAACATAGGCGGTGTGAGAATACTTGCCACCGGCAATTAGAGTTTTTACAATAAAAATATCGTCTTCGTGTGTTTCGCCAACATTACCAGCCGCTAAGACTCTAGCGATAACTTCCATGTCAGACTCGCCATCCTGTTTGACCCCCTCATAATGAGAGGCTGCCGTAGGAATTTCACCCGCATAAATGGCATGTAGGTTTTCATATGTAGTAATACCATCGCCGATCTTTAATGTACCTGCATTAATATCATAACAAGGTTCGCCTGCGGCTGGTACAACATCTTTATTTGTAGTCCAGTTCGCTGAAGTGTCTCGCTTGAACTGGATTACAGTACGTAAAGTTTGATTCGCCATTCTAAAATCTCTCCTTTATATATTATTTAAACAACACTACCGCCATCTAGAACAAGTGTAGTTTCCGCATCATTAACTAATTTTGCAACACTAACACTTCCAATACCAAGAGCGCCACTCTCTGAAATTGTTACTTCATCAGAAGCCGCTAAACCCGCACCAATAGGTACAACTACAGATTTATCCGCAACAGCAAGCACATTTTCACCTAGTTTGACAGTTTCAATTTTATTAACCTGTGCGCTTGACTCAACACCATCCAGTTTATCAAGTAACGTATTAGTAAAGTCATTCGTAGATAGTCCTTTATCTGGAACTGCGTCAACCTTACCAGAAACAGCTTCAGTAATCTGAGATGCTACACTCGTATCACCAACTAGACCCTGTAAAGCAGTAATGTCAGCAGCCATATTAGCAGTCTCGCTACCATGCGCCGCAACATAATCAACAAGCTCTTTGAATGTATTTACAGTACCATCTTCAGAAATTTTATTTGCAAAATCATTGATTTTAGCATCGATCTTAGCATCAACCGTGCCTTCACCGGTACCGTCCATTTTAGTCTCAAGAGAAGAAACTCTATCCGCAAGAGGAGATTGTCCTTCTCCCGTAGGAGTCAAAATTTCTTGTACTGCGTTTACTTCAGACTGTAGATTTTTTACATCAGACTGCAACCCAGCAACTGTAGCTTGCAAACCTTCAACGGTCTCAGTTGAGGGCACAACCCATTCTAGCTTGCCTTCGGCATTCTTACGAGGTTGTGCGCCAGTCTCAGCCGCATCAAAACCAACAAGTTTAAACACATCATCTACAAGAACAATTGAGTTTCCATCCGCAGATACGGCAACACCACTGCCGCCGCCAATAGCACTTAGCTGCTCATAAGTCTTAACACCATCACCGATTTTTAAAGTACCCAGATCAAGATCAAAACAAGGTTCACCCGCAGCAGGTATTACACTCTTATTAGCTTCCCATTCCGCAGTAGTAGCTCTGCGAAATTGAATTCTCATTTTTAGAATTTGCTCTTTTGCCATTAGACATCTATCCTTTCTAAATTATTTTATATATGACAAAACGACAGAATTAATATCCCGCCGCACCGCCTCCATCCCACACCTGATATGTATCTTCTTCGTCTATATATCCATCACCATCGCCACCATCAGCGACGTTAATAATAATCTGCTCCCCGTTACAGTCACAAATTGGAGTGAGACTCTTGTCATCCTCTATCACATGAGGTACCCAGCCCTCATCCAACTTAACAACAACAATATCTCCAGCTTTACCGTTTTCAACAGCCCACTTCGCCGCATCAACCATATTTGTAAACTTTATAAGTTCCTTTGCACCAGCCTCAACTTCCTTAAGCAATGCCTCAAGCAATTCAAGTCTATTAAGAATATCCTCAACTACCGCATCTTGTTCGCATATATAATCAGTGGGAATTGGTTGCTGATATACTGCAAATTTAACAGACTTAATGGTGCTACAATATCCATCTTCGTCTTTTACACACGCATAAGCAATCAAATTTTTTGGAAGCTGCAACAGTACATCTGGAACATTACAAATTCTGAATCCATCTTTATCTGTATATACAGGACGCCGTTTTGAGTGTTCCATGTTGCGATTTGAAAAACGAACTTCTGTAACACGATCATCTAGAACAATTAACTTTTGCTTAGTGTCCCATTGCCAAAAATTTGTACGTCCGTCATAAATTTTAAATACATTCTGTGGCACAATCTCACCCCCTAACAGACTGTATTGCGTTATTAATCTGCTCTGATACAGATGTATCTCCAACAAGTTGAGCAATATGCTCAATTTCTTTTCGTAGCATAAAAATCTCATTTTTTAATGTTTGAAATTCTTCTTTATTAACAGTTGTATCAATTACTGTATTAAGTTGAACTGAAACTGGGGTGTCACCAATTAGTTCGCTAACTATTTCATTTGTTGATTTGTTTTCCATGCGTATCACCTCAATTCAGCTCATGTTTATCCCATAGTTCTTTAGCCTTACGTGTTTCTGGACACTTTTCAAAAACAAAGACCAGGGAATCTTTTCTATATGTACCTGTATAGAGAATATCTAGAAGGTACTCAGGGCCAAGATGTGCTAAATATCGCTGACATTGAAGCATATTGGTCACATAAACACAGTTAGCTTCGTTATACTCTCGACCTGTAATCTTAGATATAATCAATTCCTTTTCCTCCTTTTTTGCGTAAAAAATAAGGTACTAAAACCTCGTTTTGCATGAAGTTTATAGTACCTTATTTATTTTCTTTTACTGTAACTACTTCATGTGATTTTGCTGCCTGCGGCGCAGCAGGTTTAACTACGGGCTTGGGATCTTCTGCAAAGATGTTTGCAATATCGCGTTGGACGTAGTATTTGAAATTTTCTTTGTTAGATAGATCACAAGCTTCGAGAGCTTTCCTAGCCTCGGATTTAGTCAACATTTGCATATTATAACGAGTACAAATGTCAAAAATGTTTTTGCAGTTCTCTTCATGGAATTCTGCCATCCAAGAAGGCTTCATACGATCCTGCGAACAAGAGGGACAATATTTATATTTTTTTCCACATAGATAACATTCACGCACTTTGCTCATGTATATCACCATCCTTAAATTTAAAAGTAAATCCTTTATAGGATTCATATTCTTCTCTACAAACTCTAAGTACACCCTTACTGTCTATTTTAATATTATATAAATTAGAAAGCTCTCTTGCGCACATCGACGCACTATTGAATGTAAAAGTTTTATTATTGTCAATATCATGTGCAATCACACTCAATCCAGTAGTACTTATTTTTTTATAATTACACATACCAAGATTCGTACCTCTTTGCAAATATGTTCTTGTGGTCGCAGCAGATAAATCAAAATACTCTGCGACATATTTAAGTTGCTTATTATCAGAAGCATTATAAAAGTCACATACCTGCTTCAACAAACTTGTTCGTGCATTTTGTTCACACATCAACCAGTTAATATTAGATAAATCAAAAATATTTGACAATTTACTATCCAATATACTATTTTTGATATACTTCATTTCTGACTTTCTACAATCAATCCTAATAACAACACACCCATTATCGATTGCCAACTGTGTTTTTAAATTATCAATTTGTTTAATATCTTCAACTGGCAAAAACATATTAGATGTAGTTTGAAAATGTTGTATCCCATCTACCTCAACAATATATTTAATACCATTATATTCGAAGTAGTTATCATAAAAATATGATTTTGTCCATCTAGAATTGTATTCGAACTTAAGATTAACAACTGGTAATTGTTTAAGAACCTGTCTACAAAATTTATTTGGATAAGAAACACCATCTCCACAGACAGGACATGCAAAACCGGTTTTTGATAAATGTGAAACCAACATACGCTTTTTATGTCCGCAACACGGGCATATCAAATCCGCATACCGACTACTATGTTCAGTAAACATTGTTGC